CGGCCTCATAGGTCGCCTGCAGGCTCGTCTTTTCAGCATCGACAGAGCGTGACAGCGCGGAAAACGCGGCGTCCACTGCCTTCATGGCTGACTCCATCGCTGCTTGCCTGGCTTGAGCAGCCGCCTCTGCCGCTGCCTTTGCAGCAGCTTGCGTGGCCGCTGCAGTTTCCTGTAGAGATGGCAGGATAGAATCCAGCGCACCGGAAAGATTGAGCAGCCCGACATAAGTTGCCTGACCTGCGGCCGTATCGAGATCCTTCACGCTATCGACCATTGCGCGGAACTCTTCCCTGGTTTTCGGTAGGTGATCGAACCCCAGGCTAGCCAGCGCCTCGGTAACTTGCTTTGTCGTGGCGGCTGTTTTTTCTTCCGCAGTAAAGAACTTGTCGTAGTAGGTATTCAGACCAGCTGTCAGCTTATCCAGGCCGCCAGCCGTCGCAATCAGCCCGTCCGCAGCGTCGAAACTGAGGTTTTTCAGGTTCTCGAACGGGAGCTTTTCGATTGCAGTCTGAAAAGACTTAACTGCCGTGATTTCCGTATTGATCGAATTGAGCAATGCAGTCGCCTGGTCCGCGCTCATTTTCTGGATGTCAGCGGCATTCAGCTGGTCCATGATCCGCTTCGGGATGTCACCAGCGGCCTGAAGTGCGAGCAATACAGACTGCTGCAGCTTTTGTGTGAACTGCCCAACCGCCTGTTCTTGCGTGAGCGTCTGGTTGTAGACGGTTGTCTCGTAGGTCGATCCAAACTGTTGGCCGTTGATGATGCCACCGGCAAACGTGGCGCCCTTCCCTTTTTCAGAGCTTTCGAGACCGGCGGTAAAGCGATCGATACTTGCGTTCGATCCAAGGTCCTTGAGCGCTTGCTTCAGACCATCATATGTGGCCTGAATTATCGGTTTGATCTTGTCGCCTTGAATTTCGCCGCCGTCCGGACCTCCGCCAAGCACCACTTTGCCGTTGATGACGTCATAGCCGCCACCGTAGCGCGTCTCTCCACCACCAGAGCCAAGAATTGCCATTGCTGCCAGTGCGGCCCATCCCCACACTGGAATGGCAGCCAGCGCGGCGCTCGCACCAGCCATTATTCCGCTGCCGGCGGCAAGACCTGAGACAGCGCCACCCGCAGCGATGCTGCCCGCTCCCATTGCAAAGCCGCCCACTGGGCCATATTTCTGCGCACCGTAATACGCGCCAAGCGCACCGCCAATGACAGGAATGGAGCCGCCCAGCGCCGGGCTGGACGTCGCAATTCCAGTCTCCGAGGCATTCGCCATGCCCGCCTCGAAAGCAGCATCGGAGAAGTGGACTGTCGGATTAATCGCTGCACCTGCGCCATTGCTGTACCCGAGCCAGTTCATCGTCGACGCCAAGCTGGAATTTCCCGCTCCAGAAAACAGGCTATACGCATTGCTTGCGGTACCAAACATGTTTCCAACGCCCTGCATCTGACCACCACCTAGAGCGTTAGCAACCGCAGGCCCTGAAATTGTTCCAGCCATGCTAGTAACAATCTGCACCACATATTTCTTGATGAACGTCTCGTAAAGCGCGTCCGCAAGCGCTGTTTTGAGGGTATTGCCCAATGACTGAGTGAATGACTTCCATGCCCCCTCGCCCTTGGTGAGCATGTCGCGAAATCCCTGGTGGAAGTCGTTGTCAAGTTGGTCAATGGTCTTGTGCCATTGGTCGATGACCGGCTTGTTCAGCTGGTTCGCGTACCACTGATTGAATTCCTCCTGCAGCTTTTTCTGTGCCTCGGTACCGTCACCGGCCAGCCGAATCCGCTCCTGCCACATTTCTGCATCGATCTGCAGCAAAGCTGCTGCACGATCTCGCGAGTCCGCGATCATTTCAGCGGCATATTTTTTGTTTTCCTGCTGGAGCTGGTAGGCATAGTTCAACGCCTTGGTCTGGCGAAGTGTGGCTTGCTCTACCTCTGCGCGCGCACGCGCCTCATCGCGGATAGCGTCGGTTTGTTCCTGAGTCGGGCCAAGGCCGATCTTTTTCAGATTCGCAATTTCCTTTTCTGCCTCGGACTGCGCCTTGATAGCCACAAGTTCAATTGCACGGGCATCCGCGCTCTTACCATACAGCGCATACTCAACCTCAAGCTGCTTTGCCGATTCGGCTCTGGCAATGGAACTCTGCTCGATCCAGGACTTGACGCCCTTTTCAATCTCCATCGCCTGCTTCTTGGCCTCTACTGCGCGCGAATCTGCAGCCATGACGTCAAGAAGCTGGATCACATTCGCTTTCTGAGCAGCGGTGAGCTTCAGGGTGCCGTTCTGGATGCTTTCCAGAATCTTGGTCCGTTCTTTCTCGCCTTCCGTCAGCTGAACCGTCGACTTCAGCTCCTGTTCAGAAACAGCGATCTTTTCCTTGATTTGCTTGATCAGGCGGTCATACTCTGAAGCCGCTTTTTCGGCACTGCCGTCGCTGATTACTGGGCGAAAATCGCCAGCTGCACGCTCTGCCGGCTTGCGATTCGCCATGATTTCTTTGAGGCGATCCGATGCAAGCTTGCGGTTCAAAACGGCATCGATGTCCGTCCCGAGATCAGACATCATTTGTTTTGCCTGACTGAACTCTCCATGTGCAATAGCAACTGCCGCCGCTGCTGTCGCACCAATCGTCTTCCCAACAATTTCGACAACACGTGCGACGCCATAGAATCCATCCAACACATGGCCAATCACGACCAAAGCGCTATCAGCCCATTCCTTCAGAGTCCCATCCTTGGCAAGACCTTTGATGCCTCCCTGCAAGTTATCAGCATTCTTTCTGTTTTCGACGAACAGCTGCGCAAGATCATTCAGTGCCGGGAGGATTGCGCCGGCGATGTCGTTGAACATCCCTTTCATGCTGAACTGGAGCTGTTTTAGCTGACGTTCGAATCGGTCAGCTTGTGCCGCTTGTTCCGATGTGATCTTGCCCTGGAGCTCACCTGCATCAGCCAAATCTCGCAACATCGGCAGCAAAGCACCGCCTTGCTTCCCGAATATCTCCTGCGCATAGGCGACACGCTGCGTACCGCTTTCCATCGCATACAATTTTTGTGCGACCTCTTGCATGAAGTCGCTCGCCTCCTTCATGTTGCCTTGCGAATCCTTGACCTTAAGGCCGAGCGACTCAAAAGCTTTGCCGGCCGAGCTAGTGCCAGATGCAGCATCAAGCATTGTCTTCGACAGCTTCTGCAATCCAGCTCCAACAGTTTCCATGTCGGTGCCGGATTGCTTCGCGACACCTTTCAAGGCAGAGAGTGATTCAACGGTCGCACCAGTGCGCTGGGATAGATGGTCTAACTCGGCTGCCGCCTCAATGGCACTCTCGATCATCCCCGCCAAGGCAGCCGGCCCAAGGGCAGCAGCCATCCCGAGCAGAGCGCCTTTTGCCGCTGCCGACGCAGCCTCGATCTTTTTGCCAGCTGTCTCCACCACCTGAGTGGCTGCGGTCATGTCGGTTTTCAGCTGTGCGACGTCTGCTGCCATATCAATGATCAGCTTGCCGACTGTTGCTGCACCTGCCATGCTCGTTCCCTATTTGGTTTGTTCGTTGAATACTTCCAAAGCCGCCGATTCCATAATTTGGACTCCACGGAAGATTCCCGGCCACTGAGACATTCGGATGCCAAGTCCAAGCCTGGCTTCGCGGAATGCCGAATAATCCAAGGCGTACCGAATGCCACCAGCCATTGAAGATGCCGTCCGCCACTGCCCACGGACGGCCATGAAGAACTCGACTGTTGGCCAGTTCTCTTCCAAGATCTCGAAGACTTCAGGTTCGTCGGAGACGTCTTTCATCGCCTCTTCGGCGTCTTTGTCCGAGACGCCGAAAAAAGCCAAGTCATCCAATGCACCGAGGCCTTCCGGCTTTCCGCCGCGCGCCCAGAATCGCGCGGCCTCCCTCAGTTTTTTGCTTTGGTCCCCGTCTCAAATTCAGTGATTGCGCGGTTAATAGCCTTCATGAAGGAAGCGCCACTCGGTGCGCGGATTGCGCGGCGCAAAGCTTCTGCGGAGAACTCAAGCTTGTTCTTGTCCTGGTCGACGACGCCCTCCCAGCCGGTCATGACCTGCATGGTTCGATCAATGAAGTTCTGCACCCAATCGACCTGGTCGTCGTTCATCATGTCGTCACCAACCTCTTTGCCGAGCGCTTCCTTCTCGTCAGCAGAGAGCCGACGGAAAATGCCGGTGAATTCGAACGTGCGGACCTTGCCGCCATCGATCGGCTGCTCGACCTTTACCGGCCAACGGATGGGTTCATTTGTAGTGTCGACGATTACAAACATGGAATTTCCTTTCGCGTGAGTGAAAATGCCCGTGCCCAGCCCAGCCGCCCACGCGAAGGGCGAGCCAGGCCGGACCGGTGCTCGGTTGCGGCTTACGCCGGTAGATGGTTATTGGACAGAGATGGAAATTTCGTCATTGCCAACGACCGGAATGAAATTCACATCGGTCTGCAGCATGGCAACGCCGTCCTTATCTGCGTAGGTAGGCTTGGTCAGCTGGATGCTTGGCGCATCGATCTTGACCTTGTTGCCTGCAGTCGTGCCGTGCAGGATCGAGAAAATGCCGGTCATGACGTTCTTAACCGCACCCCACCAGTCTTTCGATGCAACGGTTGTCGCTTCTTGGGTGATCTTGCCGACCGGCTTGCGCTGGGTGATCAGGACGTTTTCTTGCCCACCTGGTAGCGAACGGAACACCACGTTGTTCGCAACATCGAATGAGAAATCCGACAACACAGCGCCGCTGTAGCCAAGGATATTCAAGCCGGAAGTGTTCGCGTTGTTGATCGCGAGCGGCGCCTGGAATCCAGTCAGAGTTACGGTCGGCACCGCCGAATCGGACGGCGTAACGTATAAGCCAGTGAACATGAACTTGAACGATGGAATGCCATACAACGGCAGGTTGATCGACACCGTGCCGCGAGCACCAAGCAGCTTGTGCAGCACGCCGTCCTGGTTGAAATAGATGGTGTTGGACTCGAAACCGGTCGAGATCGGCAGGTAGAGAACC